ACGCCCTGGATTAGTCGTAGGAGCGAGATAGATATCGTCGAACCAAGCTGTTGATGCTTGGCCAGCGACCGAGTTACGCAAGATATAGCAAGCGTAAACAGCGTTCGGACTACTAGTGAAGGAACCTGAAAGAGCCGTGAACGTCGTATTCGTCCCGCTCAGCTTGTTACTTGATGTTGTCGTGATAGTTGCTCCCGTCGCATCAAACTGACGAATATCCATGAAAACACTGTTTGTGCCTACATTGAGCGTTCTTGCAAGACAACTAAACGTATAACCGGTGTTTGGCATAATAGGTATACCAGCCGTCGTAGTTCCAATGTTGATGACATTCGATGCGGAAATAACACCGGTCGCATCCGTGACATCGAGCTTAAGGCTGTTTACACCTGACGCACTTACAGTAGAGTCGAAGCTCGCCGAAGCCGACGCCGTTATCGAGCTAACTGTGACCTTGTACGTGCTGTTTGTTGTGCTTCCTCCAGCCGTTCCGTCAATAAATCTTGAAGCTGTATTTGTCGCCGCCACAAACGTTGGTGCCACCTCAAAATCAAAGTTCTTCACCAAGTTTCCATTCGCTGGAACACGACCTTCTGGGTAGACGGGGGTGAGAACAATATTATCTGCCCATGCTTGTCCGATAGTTCCCGCAGAAGCCCAAATAAAGTAGATGATGCCATAAGCAGTTGTAGCAGCCGTGGTAAATGTAGTTGTGTACTGCGTCCAATCCGTGTTATCGGTGAGATTTTGGTTCCCAACTGTCGCAAGGTTTGTTCCTGAGCTATCAAACGGAATAACGCGCAATGCTACGTTACTGCTTCCACCGACATTATTGGTTTTTCCCATGAAACTTATTGTATAAGTCGTGTTTGGAGACAATGGGAAACCATACTGTCGAATGAGACTTGCTGTAGTTGCTCCCTCGAAAGGAGCTGTCATGACACGACCTCTTCCAGTGGTGTCCGTAGAAGCCATTTTTAGAGATGCGGTCCCGCTATACTTTGTGGTTGTATCGAATTGAGTTTCAAACGTTGTAGCCCCACGAATGAAATACCATTTAAACAAATCATTTGTTGTAGAGCCTGCGGCTGTTCCGTCAATGAATCTTCCACTCGTATTCGTCGCTGCCGTAAACGGTGGTGCGAACTCGAAGTCACCATTACGAACCATGTTGGCGTTTACGGAAGCTTTGCGAGCCTTCATTGGTGAGTCGTAGACGAACGTAGCACCTGTAATTGTGCCGTTCGTTAGGTTTGTCGAAGAATCTACAGCGACTGTTCCAGCCCCTGTAGTAAGATTGAACTGACGGAGTAAGCCAGAGGCCGCAACAGAGCCTTTGAAATAGAGATCTGATATCTCTGCTGTTGTAAGCACACGGTTCCAGACAACAACCTCGTTCATTCGTCCGTTGAAGTTTCTATCCTGTGCATTTCTGTTCCCAATGAATGCGTTTGTCGTCGCTGCCCCTGGAGTGCCAGATGCCTGATCCGCTGCGCCAGATGCAACGGAATTTATGTAGAAGTTTGCCACGCCCGCTACTGTTCTCGTGACAACGACATGGACCCATCCTGAATTTATTTGTACTGAGCCAGAGGCGCTGAAAATGCTAGACGCTCCATCGGAATTAAAGCCGATAGCGAGGTTGGAAAGACTATAGAAGAATACGCATCTTCCGTTATCGAAGATTCGCCCATTACTTCCTCCTCCACTTCCTCTGGCATAGATCCAGGCTGAAATTGTGGCCGCCGTTGTACCTACAAAGTCGGTGCCACAATCAATACGATCCGTTGCAGCTGTGAAATTCAACGAAGCTGGATAATCTCTTATCGCAAAGCGATTTGTAGCCGCGTTCCGTGGCATATCTTTACGCTACGGTTTCTTCAATAGCTTCTTTTACAGAGATCTTTCCTGATTTTGAGATGGAGACCTCCATGATTGGCTCAGGGGTAACCTCTTCGATTTCCGTTGGGATGCTAGAAGCCAGGCGCTCCGTGTTGATGTGAAGAGCTACTTCACCCATCAAGATGTCTTCTTTTTCCCCATCGAGAAGATACGTCTGCACCTCTTCGTGACCGTCGTCACAGATGACGCGGAAGGTAATAAAGCTGTCTACAAGATCAATCTTCTGGAATTTAGGCATAATATTTGATAGGTGATTACGAAACAGCTGCATCAGCTGAGAGAGGTTGCCAAATGAGGAACCACTGAATACCGCCCGTGGATGGGGCATTTGTCGTTGTATAGCGGTAATCAATCGTCGTTGTCGCACCGTTCTTCTTAACAACCGAGAAAGGCGTAAATATGTCCGTTCCAGCAGAAGCAGCATCAAGGAACGCTCCAACTGCGTTGTCTTTCAACGTAAGTGCAGCTGAGGCAAGTCCAGAGCGATAGATAGTCGTACCAACGGCGAGTGATGACAGCGTAATACCCGTATTCAGCGTGATATCGATCGTCGCTGTTTGGTCATTCAAACGAAGGTGTGCAGCTGTGTGGCTAGACGAGATAGCGGTCGAGACAACGCCATAGATCTGAAGAACTTTGATTGAACCTGTGATCGTGAACACAACGATTGATTTCGTCGTGTTGTTGACGTTCGTCGTAATCGTCTTTGAGAAGACGTTTACGGGGAGTGTTGGCTTGAAGATGGGCATACTATTTGTAGTTCACTTCAGTGATGTGATCCGTAGCCGTTGCCGCCGTGTAAGTCGCTTCTGTGGTCGAAACTGCGAATGCAATACCTGTCGAGAAGTTGATGCCTTGTTCTCCGAAATAGGTTCCGGTTAGTTCAAGAACGCCTCCCGCTGGTACGTAATAGGTTCGAGCTGGAACAGCGCCACCCGATGGGGTTGTTGCAGTGTTATGGAGTTGGAAATATCGATCTCCACCAGATACGTTGTGACAACAGACAGATTTCACGTTCCCAGGCGTTGCTTTGATGTTCAAAGTTGCGTTCGCGCCGAGGTTCTGAAACTGCGTCCAAGAATAGGTCGATACAGCGATAGGCTTTATAACCATTTGCCCAACTGCGTTCGTGTTATCGACGAACTGGTCAACGTATTGCTCACGATTCTTGAGATACCCATTGATATCACCCTGCATGTCTGCACGGTTACCATCGGTGAATGTAGGAGATGTAACGTTTACTTTGAGACCGACTTTTACTGGGTTGCCTGAGTCAGCAGAACCAGAAGCGACGTTTCCGGTAACTGCACCTCCGCCACCTGGAGAATAAAGGTAGGTAACAGACGTCATAGTCGAGGCTGTAGTAGCTTTCTTACCAATCAAAAGACCACGGCGATAATCGATGTAATATTCGCCATTATTCAAAAGTGCCCCTATAGCTGCAGCACGATCAGAAGTCGTCTGGTTATCCAATGCTTCTACAAGCGCCTGGATGTCAGGACGAGCCGCGATCTCGACTTCAGTCGTAAGAGCGAGACAGGTATACACCAAAGAGGTGTCATTCTTCGTGGCTACGTTCGTCCCTAGGACGTTCAATATGTTCTTATGGACAAAGGTTGCATCTACCACGGTTCCCGCTGCCTGACCTGCATCTGAAGTTCGTACACCCGCGCTGTAGTAGTAGAGCTGTACAGTTGCTGATGTTGAAGTCGAGACCGTACTAGAAAGATTTGTGTCATTCACCGGCAATGCTCGCTTTTGACTCACTTGCTCTTGTCCTCGCAAAACAGACATAGTGTTTTGATACGGTTAATGCTTAATTTAAGCCTATATACTCATATGATGGGAGCAAACGTTTGACGTTCCCCTACCACCATCTAAAAGCACAAAGCTAAAGTAAGAAATTCTCCGGAGGAAAAGAAATCTTACACACAGTATAGCACGTTATCTACAGTTTATGCACAGGTTTTCTTGCTAGCCACGAAGCTATGTGGATACCATAAAGACACATGGAAAACCTCTACCAAGAACTAGAAGATTTGGCGATAGCTTTTTTATTAACTTTTTTTACAATATTCTTATTCGGAGGCACTTGTTTGATTATCGCTAGATTCGTTGTGAGCCTCAAGTAAGTGTCGAATAGATTGATAGAATTGCGGCGTACTAGCAATCTTCCCAACAGCCTTGATCAAGGCTCCGCCAGCCGTTTTTGCCGCTGTAGAAGTTCCTAAACGTTTAACAATGACCCCTTCAGCAAAACGCTTAAAGTAATCTACCGGATCATGAATAATGTCACTTACATTTCCAGCCGCAAAACCTCCCGCAAGCACGTCTGTTAGATATCCACTATAAGATCCTTTGCTTAACATGCGTCCTTCTGCCTCCAAAAGTGGGGCCATTTTTTTATTAAGTGGAGAAGCTTCTGGAACAGCATCTTCAATGGTCTGCCTAAGAGTTGATCTAAATGTCATATCTGCCAATGCTTTTGATTTCAACGGAACGTCCAGAGCCTGCTTATAGACCTTTTCAAGACCATTACCCAAACCTACCTTGATAGATTGTAAATCAGCTTCATTGAGCACTTTCCCACCATAGAGCTCTTTATAACCAGCAAGTCTTTCAGAAACAGCTTTACGAGCATCGGCAATATCGAGAGGAGAAAGCTGCATTTTCTTAGCTAAGTTTGCATCTGAGAGAGCGGATTCGGTTTCGTGCACAAGATCATCAATAGAATAGGCTTTCCCTGCCTTCACAGCTCTGCTGATAGCATCATCTAATTGAGATCCCAAAGAAGAGACACTGTCTCTGATCTTTGTAAGGACTGAATTTTTTGTTAAGGAAATGCCTGTTTTTGATACAGCTTCTCCAATATCGAGGGCTTTAGCAGCATCTTTTCCCGCCTCTTTAACGGTTGTTGGGACAACGCGAGAATAGACAACATTACCAAGCTTATCTGCCAAACTACCAACATGCTCTAGGGCTGGCGTAGCCCCACCAATAGCACCGGCAATGGCCGTTTGCGCATCCGCCTTACCTTCTTGAGATCCCGTACGCAAAGCTTGCTCGCCAGCTCCTAAAATAGATTTAACCCCAGTTTCACCAATTTTTCCAACTGTGGAGATAGCTTTCTCACCAAACCCAGCTGCTTTTGCAAGGCCAGAAGCCGCTTCTCCCGCCTTAGTCGCTGCACTAGTGGCGCCACCTACGGGGATAAAGAACTGACCGACGTCTCCAATTGTTTCTCCCACTTTTTCAGCGGTGCTGTGTGCTTTTGTCCACTCAGGACGTGCAGTAGCCGTGTCCATAGCTCCGCCTTTCTGAGCGGCTTTTAGGTCTTCATACGACTTATTGGGCATGGTGGCAGCTGCTGCACGTGTACCAAGATCAGACCCAAACGCAGCAGCTGTTTGAGGAAGTTTGATGAACGATTTTGCGATACCTACACCAGTTTCACCGATGGTTTTACCTACAGTCTCTAAGGCGCGTACAGGGGCACTCTCCATAAGGGAAGAGAAGATGCCGCCTGATTTCTTTGGCGCCTGTTGACCTTTTGAAGCATCTTCACGCCCAAAAGGATTAGAGGGCCCGGTTGGCTTTTCTGGAATAGCTTGAGGAGCTCTGCCACTCAAAGCTTGAAGATCACTGAGTGCCATATTTATTTGATAAGAGCATTAAGAATAGCTGTGTCACTGTTTTTTGCCTTGCGAGCGGCTTCAACTTCATCTGCGTATTCGGGATAAACGCTCAGGATATTTGATAGGGTTGTAGAGTCTGAGACACCTTTTGCACGTTCAGATTTCACAATATCCGGATAAGTTGATGGAATAGGCGGTGGTGGAGATGTGGCCGCTGAGGCTTGACTAGAAGTGCTCTTGTACTTATCACCCACTCCAAAGAGATCCCATACAGCTTTGCGTGAAGAATCTACGCTATTTTGCATAACGCTTCCCATCTTTTCAGTGGAAGAATGTACTGCTTCACGTAAAGCTTCAATCGAACCTTTGTTTAGGCCATCTTTGATGGCACGCTCAGCATCTTTGTTATCGACAACATCTGGTGACGCTTTCCCTTGGGTAGCAGCAAAGTAACCCGCCATTTCATTCTTGAGCTGCTGAAGGTGGAAGGCATACTTCTGAGCAATAGGATCATTCACCTCTTCACCGGCCCAAATCTTAGCCACGTTAGCGAACTTAAGATTAGAAAGTTCGGCATTATCAGCTACCTTACCCAAGTTATCTAACGTTCCTGTGACTTCATTTTCCATGATCTTTGTACTGTTCATGCGAGCGATATTCTTTGCGAGAACTTCATTCGTCGCCTTGTACTGAGACTGGAGGGTTGAGGTATCGATTCCGTTAGATTTTGACCATCTATCAGCATCCGCCATGACCTTAGAGCGCTCAGCCGAAGACATGCGGGATAGAGCTGATGTGCCCTGAGTAATATAGTTGAATACCTTGGAATTAAGTCCGGTCTGAGACAGTATACTTGTTGAGTTACTATCAATTACATTCTCAGGAGTATCCGTTTCCGCTGGAGCTCCTAGCTGTCTTGGTGGTGTATCAGGGCCAAACTTTGGAAGATTTGGAGCTGGGTGGTCTGCAATCATCTTGAGCGTTGAGTCATCAAGATAGATTTGTTTCCCATGCTGGATTTTGCCATCACTATTACGGTTACTATCAAAGGTGGTGATAAAGGCACGCCCAGAAACTGGGTCCTTCCCTACACTTTCAACAAAGCCAATATGACCATTCTTGCCACCAATAGCTTGAACAAACGTCATACCCGCCTGGATATTTGAAGCATCCTTTGCCGAGAAATCAATCTTGTATGGTGCTAATACGTCCAATTTGCCTGTTTTAAGATCATCGCCAATAACACCAGATCCATACATAGCATTGACCAAAGCTCCACATTGCCCTGCATTGGCCTCATGCCCTGGAAGTGCTGGGCCAGTCTGGCCTGTCGCTAGAGGGCCATTATCCCAAGCAGCGCGTCCATCAGATATATAGATAGGTGTGGCTGTTTTTGTCGCAGGATCATACGAGTAATACATGCCACTAGCATCCTTAATTGTCGTGGCCTTATCACCAGCTGTGATACCAAGATCATATGTTTTAGTAGCACCGGTACGCTTATCTAATGTCCAGGCCATCACTTTACCTGTTTTTGAATCTGTCTCGGTTCCTGATGCGAGGTCAGCGGGGTTCGTACCTTGATAGGAATAAGTATGGTCACCAACTTTGATATCACCTTTCATTCCAGTCTTATCGAAAATAGAGATCAAATCCATTGCTTGCTTCGTCTGAGTGGCAACCTTCTCAGCAGCTGTTTTAGCGTCTTCCACAGCTGTCTTCTTTACAGCAGCGTCATATTGCAATTTATAGATATCTTGGGAATACCCAGAATAACTAGGGAGACCGACTTTCTCACGTTGAGCATCCATCTTCGAGAAGAAGTCTGTTGAAAAACTAGATGGAGGCTTGGAGAGTTTCGCATAGTTGTCTGCCTCAGCTTGAGCGTCTTTGTATGTCTGCTTTGCATTTTCAATCTCTTTTGTAGAGATATTGTAAAGGTCAGTAATGCTTTTACGCTTCTGCGATTCAAAATTCATCAAATCTTGGTAGGCAGAATCTAGCATTTTAACGTTATCGTTCTTAATAGCTTCACGTGCATTAAGAAGAGTTGTCTGCATCTTCATATCAATATCCGCGATCTTTGCCGTTCCTTCATCCATTGCTGCTTTAATATTACCTAATTCAATTTCTGGGGCATACATGCTACGTCCAGATGAAATACCAGCTACACGAAGAGATTGCTCATAATTAGCATTTGATAATTTCTGCGATTCGATGAGACTTGTAAATTGAGTAGCGATGTTTTTCAACTGCGACTTTTGATCATCTGTAAGGGGATATGTACCATTGATAATCTGGTTGATCTTTAGCTGATGCTCATCAAAAGCAGCCTGCGCTTTCTCATCAGAAGCCTGAATAGCGGTTCTTGCTTTTTCCTCAGGCGATTGCTTAGAGGCTGGCGCTGAAACAACTTCAACATTCTCTGGTGGTTTTTCCTTGACGGTGGTCTCTGTTGGAGCGGTAGATGGTGCTGTTTCAGGCTTAGGCGCTTGCGTGGATTGCTGTACAACGCTTGCTTGCATTTCCTTGATTTTTGCTGCGTTCTGCTCAGCTGTACGACCACCCGTAGCAGCTTGGGCTGCGTCAGCTGCATTCTTCGCAGCAAGTGCTGCATTTTGCTGCTGCTGCGCCTGCACAGCTGAAGATTTTTCAGCAATAGCCGCAGTCTGCTTTTGAACATTTTGAATGGCTGGTTTAGCCGTCACAACAACTGGCGGTGCCTTTGGTACAGCAGTTGGTGGAGCGACCGGAGCAGGTGCTGGTGAACCCCAAGACCCAGAAGCTCCCCCCGTGCTAGGTGCTTGAGGAGTTGTAGCTGGTGGCATGGCCTGAGTAGTTACACCTGATGCCGTCTGTGGTGGAAGAGCTGTCTGAGTAGGCATAGTAAATTAGACTTTGATGATGTAATTCATCGTCACGTAAGGCTGTAAGTTGTTGTGAGATCCACCACCGCCTGTAGAGGTTGACGTAACAGCCAATGCCCCTTGGTTTGCTCCAGAATATGAAACCGTTCCTCCGGACCCGTTTGGACCTCCGGCAGCCGTATCGTGGGTATGAGCAGGCATTTCTGCTGTGATAAGTGTATGTGTTTTTTCTCCACCTGTCTGACCAAGGCCTGCAAATTCTGTAGCTGCTTGGTCGAGACCAACTGGAACGCTACTCTTCAAGTTTGGTACGTTAAAAGTGGTCGATCCGTCACCAAGCCCATAAGGCGTAAGTACTGACGTATGAACGCCTGATTGAGAGCCTGAAGTAGTGATCTTCGTGCCAGCTAATGCGTTTGCAAGTGTTGTAGAAAGCCAGAAAGAGTTTGCATCATTCTTTACTACCCAATAACGCGTATTTGCCGTTAAACCAGTAGGGAGAGCTCCTGTAGTCGTGAAATAGACAGAATCACCCGTAGCAAGCCCATGGGAAGCCAAAGTAGCAAGCCCAGGAGCAGCGATTGTGATCGTGAAGGTCCCAAGAGTAGGAGAGGTGACCGAAAACAGCGCGGCATAAGTGGTACGAGATACGGCTGAACCATCACAGAGAAGATACCCCGCTGGAGAAGTGCGTCCCGCGAAAGGGAGAACGGCACCCGTAGGTGTTGGGCCATTCGTTGTGACCATCTGAAAGTTTGTTCCATCCCAAACAACCGTGACCATCTGTCCAGCTTTGATATCTCCCGTATCAAGAGCTGTGCTTACGTCTTTGACGATTGCCTGAGCGCCTACGCTGTTGATGTTAAGCGTAGCGGCCCCTGTATTTCGAGTAGCAGCCTTAAATGTGATCGCTTGTCCGACCGTATACGCCGCAATAGCAGGGGAAAGAGTAATCGCGTAAGCGTCTGTAGATCCCCCATCGGCGGCGTATCCTCCGAAAGCAGCAAGTCCACGACCGTACTTTGAAGTAACAAGAGTGGAGGGGTTTGTGAACAGACGGGCGGCGGTACTACCTGCGGCAGTATCTGCATCAATTTCAGCTTGTGTGGCTTCTTCAACAATACCTTTGGCGATCGTGCTTGCATTCACCGTTCCAGAGAATGATGTTCTCCCAAGCTGCCCAAATGTTACATACGCCTCTAAAACAGCTGTATCCGTATCAGCAGCTCCTACAGGACGTGCCGCCTCTGAAGAAGGGAAAGTGAATTTCCCTGTTACTGTCTCGGCATTACCCTTGTTGGCAAATTGGTTGAGCAAACCAGACGTAATAGCAACAACTGCTTTTGATCCACCCGAATGCGATTTTGCTAGTCCAGACGTTTCAGTATAAGGACTGAGATGGAGGACATTTTTGACACCAGTAAGTGTCGTTGTTCCGTTTGAATTCAATGTGACACCAGTAAAACTAATCTGCTCTTCATCGCTTCCAGCACCTGGTTCTAGGGTCATAAATCCCTTATCGCCAAAATCAGTCATTGAAAGCTGCACGCCATCAATGCTCTTGAAGGTTGAGAGCACGACCGTCGTATCTCCTAAGGTTGCTCCTGAACTATAGAGAGTGAACGACAAAAGTTGCGGGTATAGGGTATTTGCCATATCAATATTATAACATTAAGACGCTAAGTCTGGGTCATATATGCTCGACTGATTTTCAGCGGTGAGTGTTGCATTTGTAGAATAAGAGACAATTTCCCACCGACTTCCCACTTCATTTGACCCAAATCCAATCTGTTCCTCGAAATAAGGGTGTCTATCAAACGTTTGAACAAGTCTAAATTTAGGTGGCGTATCCAATGGATCACTCTCACTTAGAGAACCTCCAATGGATACTCCTCCAATTGAAGTTTTACCGATTGAAGCATCATCCACAACTGGAATAATGTTTCTGTCAGGTAGCTGTCTCCATGACCATGAAACTACTGGACCATTAAGATCACGGCGTAAATAACCAGTAAGCTTCGTGTTTTGCGTTTTATAACCCTCAACAAAAAACTCATTGCTCGATTTTGTGGCTGTTCTATCCCCATGCTGGCTATAACCAAACAGAGCTAGACAGCTATAAGGCTTCCCATCGTCAGATAAGCCCGTGAAGAGCTTGAATGTATTTGATTCAGCATAAGAATGCCCATATAACTCTCCCCCAATAATCGAAAGCCTTGCAAAAGGGAGAATCTGTGGAGCTTCCCAATAGTGCTGCGCACTTACGTTGATTACACCAGGCACAATGTCCTGAGTCATGTTATAGATGAACATTTTGCCAACCAATGGGGCTGTTACGAAGAGATACTTCTGGAAATACAGCATTTGGCCACCCGTAAAGTCTGTATTTTGTACATCATGCACGATGGAATACGAAATATCAGAGACTTGGGGGTCTGTATAGAAGTTGGCTGTGGTCCCAAGCGTGTTGATCTGTACTTCATTCGAGACGAATGCGATCAAGTTCTTGATTTTGATCGAAAGCGCATCGGATAATGCAGCTTGGTTCGAGGTTGTTTTGATAGGCAAAATCTCTAGCGCCTCTTTTGCATTATCTGAGGAAATGGAAAACTTTGTCTGATACCAATAATCCTTACCAGCACTAATAAACATGCTATCAGTTTGTTGTTTCATCGCAGTTGGCACACCATCTAACGTCAAAATAGCTCCTTCCCCAACCGCGCGTGGGGTAGCAAAGCTAAAATCTTTAAAGTTGTTAATTTTAGAGACGTAAACCGAATTATTATCAGACGCTGATACGTAGATCTGGTTATTCAGGTTAGCAATAATCGAGTTCTTGAAGAGAACAGGTAGACCTGTAATAGCGGAGTTTGGTGTTACCACGGGTGATTGATGCAAAACCGAGCTAACAGCCTCTCCGGTTGGATCAGCACTGATGCCAATTAGATATGAGCCAGCAATATAGTTGTACAGATAACTAGTAGCATTGATAGTAACTGCTTTTGTATAAGCTGAAGTTACAAGGAACCCGGAACCACCAACTCCCGCTGTGCCATTGATTTTGATATATCCTTGGTCAATGGTAGTAATATTCAATGTGCAACCAGCTCCAGTTCCACCCGAAGTAACCTTTCCAGCTCCCGTTGTGTAGCCAGATCCAGGAGTAATCAGCGTTACCGACGTGACCGCTCCACCTGTTACCGCATCCACACGAGCGGTTGCCCCTGTCCCACCGGTAGTGATTGTTAAAACATCACCTACAATATAACCAGCCCCACCTGCTGTAGGTGTAGCGTTCAGAACCGCCACACATCCCGTTGCCCATGATGTTTGAGCAACTGTCTGTACCGCACCAGACCACATGAAAATGTATGAATTACCATCAACCCAGAGATTTAAATCCTTGAGTTCATTTGCATAATCCCAAAAACGACATGCACTATACTTTGAGCCTACAGCCGTATAGAGATCAATCCAGTAGACCTGGCCTTCTGTGAAGGTATTTGTAAGGTATTTGTCACCGGCTGCTGCTACATACCTATATTGCAAAACGCCGTCAGAACCTGAGGCATTAAATCCAACGCGTAAATTACGCTCTGTCCCATAGTGAGTTTGCCAGTCGAATGACCCATAAATCCCTTGTCCAGAATTGGCTGCGCTACGTTGTCCATCCAATTCATATCCCCCACGAGAACCAACGCGCTTAAAAGTATTCGTGAGTACATTTTGTGAACCCTTCACCATCGCCGTCGGGTTTACCACGGATACATCTTCACGATTTCGATAACCCAATTCGAAAGAATGCTCAGTATTGGCGGTTAGTGCGTCACCAGCTTTTGCCATAGTTATGGGCGAAGCAAGATGCCTCCGTATTTAGTTGCGTAAGAAGAGCGTCTCACGTTGTAGTAACTTCCATGCATCTTTTGAGATTGTGAAGGATATTTTCGATTATATGAGTCCCGTGATTCCTTATAAGCATTTTGGAAGAAACTTAAATCAAATGCTGAATCACGGCCCTGTTGTTGCTGAGCGGCGAGTAATGCCAAACAGTTCGTGAAGACTCCATAAGAGTCTGTGTCCAAGTTAAGTAGATCACTATCAACCGTTACTTTTTCCTTAAATGCACCCGTGGAATCTCGGAAGAGATATTTGCTGTAATATTCGATCTCGTAGATTGATCCTAAAGAGACCACAATCGAGTCAAAATAGACCGGTGTGGCTGTACCAGTGATAGCCGTCGTGAAGCGCACATAATCAATCGCCGTGACAGTAGGCGTGCCTGTCTTTGTGGCTGTCTGCCAGTCAAATCCAATAAGGTTCCATCCTGTCTCGAAGGCTGTCCCATCCCACTTAGCCGTCACTGCTTTTGACCAGTAGTTAGACGAATCAGAACCCCAACGAAGCGTGAAGGAAGTTGGAAGATTGGACTGGTTATAGACCCAAGCGAAGAGAACCCCACGATTCAGATAGTTCGTAAGATCAACCTGCGCCATGGTTGAGTTCTCAATATAGCTACTCCCAGACACTGAATAACTCAATGAACCAGATCCTTGTACAAAGTAAATCTGTTCAGTTGCAATGCCAGAAGCTCCACCACCTACAGCCCACGTACCATTCCCTGTGACTGAATCACAGCTATTCAAGAGAACGTTTGAAAGGGCTGGAATAGAGATACGCAACGTTTTTTGATAGGTATCCCAACGCACCTCTACGGCTGAGCCTGAGGAAATCTGCTTCTTGATCCGGTCAAAGTCCTGCGAGTTGAACTGAGTTGGAACGTCGTCAACACTCCGGTTCGCTTGAGGGCGAAGATCAATAAGACGGTTACCCTTGATGTCTGACGGACAGGACGCCTCGAATGAGGCCTGACCATAGAGTGGAGTAACAAGTTGCTGAGTTCTACGTGTTTCTTCAAAGTCACAGTCATCCTGACACTTCACAGCTGCATCAAATAACAGACCGTTGAAGTCCGTTAATTGGTTTGCTGTCGTCCCATGGAGCTTACGAGAGACGGCATTCTTAAGGTCGGTGACAGAATAGGACATAGTGTATTTATCCCTGTCTCCAGAGAGACAAGAGACAGAGGAAGTACATTAAGTAGTACCGGTGAATCGAAGACAGTATTTCGATCCAGTGACTGTGTTAGCGAGTGTACCTGTAGCTGTAGCAGAGATCTTCAAACGATCACCCTGAGCAACGACAAGGTTACCAGCGGTTGCGCTGACCGTAAGTGGGAACTTACCATTAGCGACGACAGCGGCACCACCCGTTGCTTTAGTCGTATTTGGAGCTGTAGCGGCCAACATGACCGTTGTACCAGCACCAGCCTGACCAAGGTTTGTAATTGTCCAAGTAATGTAGTTTGTATCGTTTGCGGCGAGTGCATCGATACCTGAGAAATCTACAGAAGACAGAGAGCCTGCTTCTGGAACAATCACGTAGATATCAGAAGCGGCCGTAGTAGCTTTGGTGAAGGATTCCGTAACCACAGACTTTGATCCTGCGGGTGTAGACATAGCAGCACGCGTAAGCGCGATGCCTGCGTATGTACCTGTAGTGTCAAAAAGAGGTTGATACGTTCCATCGGTCAGCTTTGTATACAAAGCGCCAAAGCCTGTGCCGTCCGGTTGTGCGACTTGAGACATAGGTTTAGTAAATATTACGCATCGACTACGCCACCAGAACTACTCTAGTGGCGTAGTCTCAGCTGTTAGCTTAGAGCCCTGTCGAAGCAACCAACCCTGCCCAGTCGGCAGCAAAGTAAGCTTCACGGAAGTTACCCTGGTACTTATACGAACGGTTGTCGCTGTATTCCCACGAGACAAGAGCCGTCTGGACACCCTGGCGAACAACACGCTTCAAGCCGTGGAACTGCGAGAGCAGATACCAAGCTGTGTCAGAGCCACCAGCAGCAGCTCCCAAGTAAGGCGAGGTCATGACTTCGATTCCGAAGACGGAAACATAGACGTTGACCGCATTGTTGGACGTATCAGAGACAAGGACGGATTGCGTAATAGCAACGGCGTTCTTAAAGCCCTTTGGAGCAACAACGAGGTATTTACCTTCCGAACCAAGAATGACACCACGCTGGTTCTTCTGTTCGCGCAAGGCGACCATACCGAGGTTCAACGTTGAGTCCGTCAAGGCACCACTGATCAAGTTAGAAACCGTATCACCATTCAACGTGACATGCGAAGCGCTAGCCAAAGCTACGCCATCAGGTGTCAAAGTCGTGGTGAAAGCGCCACGGAGCAAACCAAAAGCGTTATCATCCTGCGTTACACGCGCCATCAAAGCGAACTGGCGAACATCTTCAGCCCAGACATCGTGCATGTTGTCGTCAAAGAGGTTCTTTGAGATCAAGATCTTCTGGCCGAAGTCAGAGACCAGCACGGTGTTCTTGTAACCCGCTTTTGGCGTGTCAGAAGGCACTGTTTCATTTTCACCAATGGCACTCCACTTACCCGTTCCCATGTTCACCTGGTGAATATAGGCCGAGTGCGTTGTAGGAACTTTACGGAAGAGTTTTCCGTTTTCTGCGGTAGCAATACCCCAAGCGCCAGCTCCAGCAGTTTCAAACTCCTGGAAGAAAACGCCATCAAGTTCTGTACGGGTAATGGCTAGGTTGTCTGCTTCAGTAAACGTAGTAGTTACGTAGTCGATTTCCGATCTACTTTCCGCAAAGCCTTATGTCTTGCACCGTGGCATGGGACGCATAGCGTGATGCCATTTTTTATATCGAATTCAAGTTCTGTATTAATACAGTCTCTGAGTGAAACAAGATGATGCGCGTGGAGTCTTACGTCTGTCTTTTGACAGTCTTGGCACACCGCATTATCTCGTTGGAAAACTCTCTTAGACCATGCTCTATGTAAGCGAGAACCGCGTTTCCTTTCAATGTCTGAGTGTGTTCCCGTCCACACCCAGTAACGCATCTCACCTAGATAATCGGATGAAGTTCTTAGTGCAACCCCAGCTTTTCTTAATCGCCTACTCACCGAGGACTTCACGAGCCCCAGACTTTTAGCAATTTGTTCAGAGGATTTGCCTTGAGAATACATCTCTATCATCAGACTTGTAGCGATATACGGCTTCTGACCTGACTTGTTTGGGTGTGCTTCCATATACCATATACAGTAGCACACGTAGAAAGTTATTCAACCACAGTTATTTTATGAATTATGTCAACGGTGAAACACCAGCACGGAAGCTGAAGGCAACCTTTCCTGGATATTTCGAGATATCGAGTGGACGCACAACACATCCAGAAGTAGCGCCATCAGCAGCAAGAATTGTGTATTTACTCGTCGTAAGATCAAGCAACACACGTGAACCAACCAAGGCGTCATATTCAGCTTGCGTATCCCAAGTAGCAGCTACGTTAGGAGAGATCAGGAAGACGTCATCCTTCTGAGAAGGGCGTACCATGACATAACCAGCAGCAGAAGCTGTGTTTGTTGAAGTTGTAGTAGCAATACCAATGACAAAGTCTGTAGCAACTACAGGCTTGTTTGTAGCCAATGATGTACCAACCTGTGCAGCACCGAGAGAAACGGCTACTGGATCACCTGGATAGATAAGGGTCGCAGAGGCAGCAACGTTGACGCGTGTATCGCCTGGGTACCCGGAGCCGTTTTTGCTCGAGAGCAATTCAATGTCTTTGCGTGAAGCGGTAGACATAACAAAAAATCGCGTTATTTTAGTAAATACGCGCAAAAACCGGAGTTTTTAATCTTGAATTCTAGTAGGAACGAGTCTTCGTCATGTCATTATTACGGGCTGATTGAGCAGTCTTAGACTGAGCAATTTCTTCCGCTTTTTTGACCATCAACTCAACTTGCTGCGAGCTATACATCCCACGGGAGTTATAGATTGAACGCAACTCGTTGCGCTGAGCTTCAGACCAATAGCCTTGAGGGCGTGATTCTGAACTTTCATTGTGGCCAGCTCCCATGCTAGCGGTTCCTCCGAACCCACTGGCATTCTTGCTAGCTTCCAACGAACGACGAAGTTCTTCATTCTCTGCACGAAGGCGAGCTTCTTCTTGCGATTTCTGCTCGATCTCTTGTGCGGCTTTCTTTTCAAGATCACGTTCTTCGATTTTTGCGTTGATAGCTTCTTCTAACTTTTCAGGATTTTCTAACTCGTCCTGTGTAATACGCTTTGCTTTTTTGGAAAGATCCTTAGCAGAGAGCAAACCAGCACGATAGATTTCCTTTTCTTTCGTTTCCTTATCAAGGCGGGCTGTGAGGTCAGCGATGAGTTTGGCTTGCGAATCTGCTGCGGTGGCAGAAGCATTACCCGCATTGCTCGTCGAGGTATCGAGCGGCTTACCCTCGTTTCCGGCTACGGCTGAACCGGTGTTAACCGTCGTCTTGTTGGATGTGTCCATATTTATGTGTAACCGCGCTTAGGAACTGGCGCGTGACAGCTTTTCTTAACCGCGTCTTTCAGGATGAAGCGACGCGTGACGCTAAGGCTTTCGCCTCTTGCAATGTATTATACTCTTTTTTGATGATGCCTAAAAGGCTTTCTTGGATGCCCACGATGTGAAGCATGGCCTTTGCAAACAAAAGTTGATCAAAGTCCTTAGCCTCTTTAATACCCAAGGTGATCGCTTGAGATTTAACGGTCTCAGTCAGGATCTTCCAAAGCTGCGTCTGTTCAATCAACTGGATCTCACGCCCTAACTCTTCCAACTGCGAAATAGTTGGTTTATGGCCTCCAATATGGAGAACTTTGGAGCTATCTACCGTTGCAATATTCTCCGTGCCATGAAGATCTCCCAGTGCCTTACAGAAACGACAATCCGTAAGCTGCATAGGACTTAGGCTTCGATCACGTGCTGAAGAGCATCTGCAACCTCGAGGAAGAGTTTCTGGCCGCCTCCATCATTCTCTACGTCCCAGAGCTGTGCTGTCTTCTCAAACACTGGCATAAGCACCTTTTCATAGTCTTCATCAGACAATGAGACGGAGATCATGTCATAAGGCTGGGCTGTAGAGGCTTTCTGGTTCACTGCGCGTACCTTATTAAACTCTTCTGTGAGGTCACGGCCGAGCTTCGCTGCTGCTTCAGGGGAAAGGTCCTTTGATTCTTCGTTATAGCGCGTCTGCATTTCCTTAAACGCGGCCATGTTCTTAGCCTCTGTAGAGTTTACAGCATCCATGAAAACAGAGTTTGCTAAGTTGAGTTTGTCTACAATGCCCTGGTTCGCTCGGATAGCCTCGATCGCTCCCATTCCTTTACAGGCATCAAGCACAATTTGTGGGTCAAGCTTGTTCAAACGATGTGCAAGACCAGACGCAAGAGAAGTTTTGATTTGAAAAGACTTCATAGAAGGGTAAAAGCTAATTGTAAGTAATATTAAACGTTCTTCTTTGGTGGGCGGCCCATCTTTTTGGGCGCTTCCTGAACTGCTACCGGAGCTTCGGCAGGCGTTTGTTCCGTTTCCATTTCAATGATTGCTTCTTCGCTAATCACCTCTTCAACTGGGGTGACTCTATCCGCGCACATCTCAAGGAGTGCTATGAGATTTGCCTTTAGGTCAATCTCCTGGAACCCAAGGAACTTCTGCATTGACTCAGCGTTCAAAGCTGTGAGGTCCGAGACTGTAAATCCATCACTCTCGACACGTGTCATGCCTCTTTCCGTGATACACACGGGAGAAGTTGAACGTTTCATCCCAAACGCCTTAGCGAGCTCATTGCGAACTACGGGCGTTAGTTGCAACCAAATATGTGGCGTGATGAGAATTTCAATCATAGTTTACATCTTAGTAGGGATGCCCATTTGTGGGATGCCCTGCTGAGTAGCTTGATTAGGTTGCATGGCTGGTTGTTGCGGCTGATTGCCCATCGCCATCATTTGTTGAGGAGACATTTGACCGCTTGCTGCCTCGTGTTTGTTAAGGAAGGAATCAGGATCACGGGCGGTCACCGGATTTGTAGAGTATAACAGTTTCTTAACCGCCTCTTCCATGTTGTTCATTCCAGGTTTAACTTGTTCAGCCTTGATGATCTGATCAAATGTATCGAGGTTCTGCTTAAAGCGTACGGCATCGCTCTTAGGCTTCAAGATTTCTTCCGTCATGATCATGGAGAACTTAAACGCACGCATTCTCACAGGATCAGCCTTCACAATCTCAATATCAGAGTGCATTCCTCCTTGCTCTTCTAAGACCTTATAGGACTCTTCCAAGAGCTTATCTTTATCCTCAAGACCTGGAGGCAATTGGGTGAAATCAATCTTGCGCTGCTTTGCTTTGCCACTTCCAGATTTAAGATCAACAAGGAAAGACTTGTATTTGAGACCATCCTTTGCACCTTCAATCTTCGAGACGTCTGCAACTGTCATGTACTGGAGAATATCTCCTAACACGAGACGCGTCATTTGCATACTCGCACCAATGAGCTCGGCAAAGTATGGCGACATGTCGAGCTGGATCTGCTGCTCGCGCATACTCATCTCATAAGCGGTTGTGTGTGCTCCACCCTTGCCTGACGTAATCGACGTATTCGCTGTTTCAGTAATGGATTGCTCGACCTGGTTCAAGGCATTCAACAAGTTCCCCGTCTGGAGAGGTGGGAGAATAGGATTGAGTTTTGACTCAGGATCACGCATGACAGTCGTACCTCCAGGGATAATCACATCTGACCCAATCTGATCCTTTCCGATATACTGCATTGGCTTGATCGTATCCAAAATTGCACCATCAACAAGCACTGGGTATAGCGTGTTAATGATATTTGCATCATGCGAAACTGAAAACACTAAAGACTTCCCATAAAAGAAGTTTTCGCGAATCCAAGAATAGAACCACTTAGCAAAAGGATAGAGACCATCCTCACGTGGATTCTTCTCGTCAGCATCACCAATAATGATTCCGTTTACGACCGTTACAAAGCTTCCTCCATTCGCTTTCGTCCAGTAGAGGATTTCCTCTCCTAACTCTCCACGAAGGTTAGGATCATATACGTAGTAGAACCCCTGGTTCGCATCATTGAACATCAATTGCATCCCTTTTCTAATGTATTCAGCATTCTTTCGCCCAGCATACTTTGCTCTTAACTGGTCATGAGACTGGACACGGCGCCAGATAAGGAAACGCTGCTTTTGGATATCCTTCTCGAAAATGTTTTCAATATAGAGCTGGTCTGTCTGAACGATAGTCGCGACAAATCCTGACATGGATTCATCCAAGACCTTCTTCATCTCCCAAGTACCATCTTTCTTACGTGAGATCTTTTGGTCACGATACACCTCACGATACTCGTGGTGAACAATACAGGCTGGACTTGTCTCCGTCTGGAGTGTCGCATGTAGCCAAAACTCTTCTGGGAAATAGTTAGCGCGTGTCCAATCCAAGAGCGAGTTCATGACAAGTGCTGCATCTCCATCTGGCTTCGCATTGGAGTCACTGGCTTGGAGTTCTAAGAAGCCTAAGCGTCCTGCCACGTGGCCAGCCATAGAAATAGCCTTGTTGCGCTCAATAGGACGAATAGCATTCGAGCGCCATGAGTTCGCAAGGTCTCCCGAGTTAGGCTCACCGTTATTAGGCTGATAGGTATTAAAAGCCATTGAGTCTACCTGATCACGCTGGAGAACAGATAGATCGTTAAACTCCTGACGTGGGCGATACAGTGTCTGATAACCAAGCGCAAAGTCTGCCAGAATATCTGATCGGACCTGCTTCTCAAGCTCGGTAGGTTGCCAAGCCTCGCATTTTTCAACGTCGATCTTGGGATCTGCGTCTTTCGTGCCTACCGTAGCAAGCGCGCTTCGTAACTGATTATCTATGATAGACATAATTTGTGTTCATTATACCACCTTTAATTATTGCTGGCTCACCCCGCTTTTTACGTTCGCCAGACGTGCCGCACCGTAGCGGTAGGCATTTGCTACATGAGAGTTTGTCAGCGTACTACTCTTATACTCAACCTTGATATCAGGTGATAGAGCATATCTGCACGCATCAAGCGCATGATCGAAGCCTCCCGTTGGGATATTAATGATTTTGCCGTCTTTATCAGTCGTCCAAAGATACGAATAGTATTCATCTTTTAGATTCTTTGAGCGCTTTGTGAAGCTAATTCGTTGTCCTTGAATGTACTGGATGCCTTGGTTGATGCTCCCAGGCCCTTTTTGAGAAGGTAAAACGAGAAGATCGTAGAGTTTCAACTCATCAATAGATTTAGGCTCTGCGCTGTCCGCCATGATAGGCGCGCGCTCCAGCACTTTAAGTACATTAGCTATCTGCTCATTCAATAACCCTTTTAAATAGCAAACTTCATCTAGGATGAATCCTCCGTTGTACTCGTAGACCGCTACAATCGCCGTAGGATCGTTTGTATACCCAAAGTCGAGTCCATACCGCTTAAGACGTGCTTCGTGCGGTATTTCGTCAATCATCTCCCAACCTTTATAGATACGACTCTCAAGCGAGGCTGGGAGGCCTAACCATTTTGTGTTGTAGAGACTCGGACGCTTGGCCTTATCGTCTTCCATCTCCAGGCGAATCACTTCAGGCATCCACCCATATTTCAAAGCAACATCGTAGTTCACGTTCAAGATGAGGGAGTTTGGGCGTCCCTCAATCACGATACGCGTATGCACTGGGTCATTCTCAAGTAGTCGGTTGTAGCTATAGATGATCTTAGAGCCCTCAGAGCGCACCGTAGGCGTCAGAACTTCAAGAGAGGTCTGGGAGACCGTCTGAGCTTCTTCTACCCACGCGATATCAATACCTTCAATAGATTTCACGCTTTGTTCGTTATGGTGAAGACCTTTAAAGATAAAATCTGATCCATTCAACGTGTTTACAATAGCGTTATTCGTAACCTGAAACTCATTCAATTCATACTCTTTGATCAAATCTGCTAGCAATTGGTGGGATGATTCAGCAATAGAGTTCTGAAATTCACGGAAGCAAGCGATTCTGCATTTTCTCATTCGCGCTTGAATAAGCAGATAACGCGCGATTGTATGCGACTTCAACGAAAAGCGGCCGCCATAAACAGCGGCCTCACGCCAATCGTCCCTGAATAACGGGCGATACTCAGATGCTATCTGTATTGTCTTTGGCATCTTCTTGTTTATCAATGAATTGAACAAGAACAGTCTTTATAGGCTCATTGCCACTCATAACGTCACTGGTGCTGTGGGGGTTACCTTCAGCCATCTTCCAAACGATCTCAGGTGGGAGCTGCTTCAAATACACTCGCTTTTCTTCAGGATTCATAGACATGAGCATCTCACGAGCGAACTCCTTGAGGGTCTGACCCTTAGGTCTGCCAGCAGGGTTGATAGCAGCAGACCCAGGAACAATCCTCCCTTTTTCATCCCGCTTAATTTCCGCTTTTAATGGTTCCATATTGTACTCATTAAACTATCATCTCTTTAGTGTCTAAATCTACCATTCCTACACGCTTTAAAGCCGAGATGTTGTCACGTCCTTGAGGAACAGGCGGCAAGGACTCAAGCATAGAGCGTATCGTCCCGTTCTTCCCTTCCGTGTCTAAAAGCTCATCGACGCTTATTCCTTTCCTCTGACATAACTTGTGCACTATTTCGTGCTCTGTGCTCTTGGTGGCCTTTATAAGCGCAACCATGATCTTGAAAGACATGAGCTCATCAGGGGAAAGCGTAAGGGGCATAGAAGAAGTATAGCACGGAGTTATGCACAGTAGCTACAAATTTAGCTCGACTTATGAGGTTGGCTAAATTTAGTTTTAGGTGTTACTCTGGACACATGCCCATTAGAAAGGCTATAGTATCTTCGATACTTAGTATCCTCCGATCACAAGTCGGAGCACAACTATTGCCTTTCTACACACAGACCTAGCACTTATACTGCTGGGTTTTTGTGTTGCATGGACATAAACGATGCGCTCCCGACAGCATATCGGGGGTCAGATATACGAAGCACAACCGTAGGGCTCGGGTTGTTATGCACCTGGTAGGGAACGGTTAGATCCTGAAAAGCATAATCGAGAGGCCGTCCGTGACGAACTCAAAGCTAACAGCTAGTGGCTCTGTAGGCGATAGATAAATCGTGCTGCCTCAGACAGAGTCGTCAAAGCCTAAGCGTTTAAAGAGGTTCCTACCGAATCTCAACGCTAGATAGGTCAAATGCATTGAGCTGTCCCCCACGTATGGGACCATGACAGTACGAATTGACCCACCATGAAATCATGGGAGGGGAGGGGGAGGGCTTATCCGAAGAGTGCGCGCCGTTCTGAATCTAAAGCTAACAACTATCGAGCGCATGAAGTTCGTTCGGTAAGTGCTTCGGCATCTGACGAGAGTTTGTTATACTGTTTTTGACACAGCTGTCAGCTTGTCCAGTCGAGGTCTAGTTATGTCCTGTTTATGTCTAACGAAATCCTTGTGAATGTAGGTTATGAGCATCCTATTGAAGATGCTTTAGATGCAGCAAGTGAAATACTTGAGAGTACAAAGGGATTGGACGGGAGTGAGATTGCAGCTCAACTGAATGTTTTGTTGGGTGATGTTCTCACAATTGTGGATGCCTCTTTCCAGGATTCTGTACAGCGGAAGGCTGTGAAAGACCTTGTTAAAGGTAAGTTCTATGCGCGTATGGATTGGATTGTGCGATTGACTAGTGAAGAGTGGGAGAAGGTGAGTGATAAAGCCTAATTAACCCATTAGGCCTCGCTGGGAGAAGATGATGGTGTAAGGCTTCGGCCTGCCAGTTCTGAAGTTCGCTGGTATTTCCACTACGTCATCTCTTCCCAAAGGGTAAAACCTTGCTTTAACATGCGCCTTTAAGCCACCTAACCCGTGGCTTTTTGGTTTGGATGTGTTATTATGTCGCTAGTTCGCTGTTGGTGACGGTGAGCTGTGCAAACAAAGCTTTGGCTTTGGGAGTACAGATCCCAGTCATTGATAGCGATCTTTTGTTATCCACATACTTATCCCCATTTGTGTATTTCTATCCATAAATGAATAAGCGCTTAGTGTAGCCAAATTAGGCTGTGGGTATGCCTTCCAGGGTATTGTGTAGAGGTAGAGGGGATTCACCCCTCGCACTCACTCACCACACACCCCACTCACCATATGAAAAAGTATAAGAAGTACATCCTCCTTGCTCCTGCTCTTAAGCAAAAGCGTATGAGCCTCGGGAAGAAGCTCTTGCTCACCGCTTTCGCTATTACGCTTATTGTCGGCTTTACCCGTGGCCAGATCAGTTTAAACGCCTCTACAGCCTCGGCAAGTACAGAAGAGGAACAAAGTGCCACATCGACCGTCTCAGACGCCCCCTGCCTCAAATTAGGAGCTCACACGTTCTTCTGTGGTGACAAATCTGGGACTGACTCTAAGCTCAAAGAAATGTATGAAGAGAACCAGGAATTGAAGAGCAAGCGAGTAAAGGCAAAGGTCACGATGTATTCCCGCAAGGACTCGTGCCATAACCCAGACGGTGACAAGTGTCTGACTGCTATTGGTCGTGACACAAAAGCAGGAACTACGGTTGCGTGTCCTCGTAATTTGAAACTTGGGACGAAGGTAATGATCGATGGCTTCACCTATACTTGTGAGGATCGCTATTCTACGTATCTGGACGCGAAGCGTGGCCTTCCTACATTTGATATCTTTACAGAGAATCAGTCTGAGGCTCTTAGCTGGGGTATTAAGGAGCGTGTCGTGACAATCGTGAACTAGACTTGTCCACAATAAGTTCTAAGAAAGAGCGTAAAATGGTTTCATGTCCTCGTCTTCTTATAGAGCTATTTGTGCAAGCAGTGGTCCGACTCGACCAGAAAAGGAAATTAGCGCTGTTCCTTATATAAAGCTTAGTAAGTATCCCTATCCAACTTTGCCTCCGGATCCATGCTCTTGTACCGTCTTTCTCAATTCAAAGATTGAGCCTCGGCTGTCGGGCTTCGTGCTCTTCGTATGGGTCTTCCGTATCGCGAATGGCTTGAGTAAACAGCCTATCGCTGTCTGTTATCAAGATCTTGGCGTGCGTATGTATGGCCCTCTCGATGATCGAGGTTACCTGGAGTTCAAGCGATCAGAACTTGAAGAGGACGCCTACAAGTTCTTTTCACGTACAGAGAGCGTCCCGTCTCTTATACGAGCACGCACGCATCTTAACCCGAGGATTACGTATAGGATGGAGAGGGTTTGACTTATAGACCACCTGACGGTATTCTCAAATAGATATGAAATACAAAGCAACGATTGAAATTAAAGAGTGTCCCGTTTGTAACCAGGATAAACCACACCATGCAAAGGGTTTGTGTAACGCTTGTTATCATCGCTTAGCGCGTAAGACAAAACCTGTGGATAAAGTAGGTTTGACAGTCGTACCGGACAGCGGTACATTGTAGTCATGAAGAGCAGCGATTCCCCTCAACGCCTTCTGACAAGTAGTGGATGGTCTGGAGATCTACTCCCTGGTCTTCCCCACCGCTTGTCCCCTATTACACTCACTCACCACACACCCACTCACCAATATGAAATTCATCATCCCTATCGACTTGTGTGACAACTACGAAGTCTGCGGAAACCTAGTCTCTACAATCGATGATTACTGCGATGCGTGCTTAGAAGAGATGGCGAAGGAAGAGAAGGAATTAGCCATGCAAGAAGTCACTTCATCCGTACTTGTTTTCTAATATGGAATGCTCTAACTGCGGAGGAGATCTACTAAAAGTACATAGACACGAATGTGTCGATTGTCAGGAAAGAATCAGCGCTAGCACATGTAAAGAACATGAAGGACATTGTCTCTCTTGTGAATATCTAAATGCACGCTTCTAATATGAATCTCTCCCAAGAAAAACTCAACGCAGAGCACCCACTTACAGACGAGAACCTCTCGTTCTTTGATAAGTACTTCAAGCCATTGGATGAACTGGTAGAACTACGCCCTGCCAAGCCACAAATTACGCTCCATTTATCCCATGAGGATGACGAGTATTGGGAAAAGCAGAAGGCGCTCATGGTACGCACGATGAATGAGAGCAAGGCAAGAACAGGTAGATTCTAACGCTGTATGTCCCGTGAACCTTCGCTAAATGACCGGATTCTCCGGTTCCTAGCGGCTGTACCTTCTAAGTATGTAAACGGTGGAGAGATTGAAAGACGAGCATTGATTGCAGGCTACAAGGCCAGTAATGCCAGCAGACGCCTACGAGAGCTATACGTTGAGAGCAAAATAGACCGGAGAAAGGACGAGAAAGGTACAGTGGAGTATAAATTCATTACTTACTAGGTATGAAATACAAATATAGCTGGTCCTATTGGCAACAGCACAAGCACGACACCTTAGACTTCTTCTTCCAGAACTACGCGGAATGATTGCTCGCTGAGTGGCAGGACTAAAATAAGCCCTTACAAAGGACTAAGTTAAGCCCCGCCGCTTAGCTAGGAATTTACCTAGCTCTTGCATACGGAATTATCTATGCCTATTTCTATTCAACGGACAACAGAAGCAAAAGCGCCTTCACTTGTCCTATGTGTCTATAGCGCTGGTGGTGTTGGAAAGACAACGTTAGCCACCACAGCACCCAAGCCCATCATCATTGACTCTGAGAACGGATCTAAAGCCCTTGGAGCGCGTGGAATTGATGTGCCAGTAGTCCACGTAAAGTCCTGGTCTGACGTTCAAGAAGCGTGGGGTTTGGTAAAAGACAATAAAGATTACGAAACGGTCATCATAGACCCAGTGGGTGCCTTCCTAGACTTACTAGTTGAGAACGAAAAAGGAGGCGGTGAGATGAACTTGAAGAAGTGGGGGTCTGCCAAGGATCGTATGCGTCGCTTTATCTGGACAGTTAAAGACTCTGGTAAACATGTGGTATTCGTAGCTCACGAAAAGGAAGAGAAAGACGACGAACAGGTATTGCGCCGACCAATGCTACAGGCGAACCTCTGGCAAGAACTAGTAAACCTCTGCGACGTTGTAGGCCACTTGCGTATTGATAACGCTGGCAAGCGTGCGCTCCGTGTACAGCCTGAACAGAAATACTATGCCAAAGACCGTTTCGACGCCCTAGGGGCACTGGTAGAGAATCCTAATATCACATCAATGGTAAAAACCATCCATGCGGCTTACAACAAACCACCTTTTGAATCACCATCTCCAGTCGCAAAGAAATAAACCTATGGAAAACTTCAAGCTAACCCTCTGGAAGCGCACTGGTAAGAATTCTGATGGTTCTACTTTCACAAACTTTTCAGGCCAAGGCGAATTCAACGGCGTGGATTGCTGGTGGAATGGATACCCTAAACTCGTGACGAAGAAAGATGGTAGCCAGGTGGACGTCATCGAGGTAGTCATCAAGCCAAAGACACCAAAAGCAGGGGGAGATATAGATCTAAAAAACGTAGGGTTCTAGCCTATGCAAAAGACAAAGATCCCAGTGCAAGTGCGTAAGGACGAAACACGTAACTGCCAAACCTGCGGAGAGCGCTTCTCCACAAACGGCACAAATCGTTTCAACTGTGACGTACACGCAAAGAAAGTAGGTTTTAGAGCTATACTAAAGAAGTAAGCGCGGTGGCTGACTAGTTCAGCCCTCGCCAGCTATAATGATAAAACTGGTTACCCTCACCTAGAAGAACGATGGATGTCGTGATCCTAGAGTCTGTAGGCCAACGGCACGAATAGAGGGAATCATTGTAGCTGGCGGGAAACCGTCAGCAGTTCACTGGGAAGGTGAGAGCGAACGTAACGCCCAGTAATACTCACCAGGCAAGGAAACTTGCCTCTTGCTGATTGCGTAGACATAAGCACGCTGCCACGTGCCTCTCCACGCAGCCAATGAGAACGTAGTATAATGTGACAGACGGTATACCGTCAGAAGGCGTTAAGCAGCTTGAGGCCTGATTCATCCAGGACTACCCTCGGAAATCAGGGCTCGCTGTGGCCCTATAAGCAATCTCTACCGCGTCCATATCACGTGGTAAACAACAGAAATCTTATAGGCCTACAGTGGGTGTAGCTCAGCTGGCAGAGCACTCCGCGTCTATTCGCGGGAAAGGTCATGCGTTCGACCCGCATCATCCACGCTAGGAGGTTCTTTCGTGGTCAATCGTAAAAAGTGGTGGGTGAAGTTCATTCCGAAGACTCTGTGGCGCTGGCAAGTTCGTCGGCGCTACCACAAGCAGCTCAGGAGGCAGTGAGATGGCTGACAAGCTCATCGCGTGTGTTCTCGGGGCCGTGTTCTTCGGCCTCATCCACTACCGCAACTTCTACTGGCGCTCGCGCTGGGAGAAGATGACCAGGGGTCTTCGATGAAACGCTCTCAGGTGCACCTGAAGGATGGAACGGTCGTCACGATCTTCACGGATCACGGCGGACTTCCAGTCCTGAAGCTTCTTTCCTGGCACGCCCCGCTCCTCGTCATCGAGGCATGGCGTACAGAGAACGACCCGATCCACATCGGGCTCGGCCAGATCAACTTCGATCAGCCTGTCGCAAGACACACGATCAATGAACCCAACCCGCCCAGGTCGATCTCTACGGTTATCGAACCGAACATCGATAGGGCTCAGCTCGCAAAGTTGGGCGAGTAACCACTGGCGACGCCTTAAATGGCGGCCATGCTCGGAAACGAGCGCGAAAGACACGGGCTATCTGTACCAAAAACCCAACTTCTAGAATTCTTTGAGGAGCGCTTACCCTGGTACAGGTCGGCGCTCTTCTTTATTTGTCCCTAGTTTGTCCACACTTTTCTATGTACACATGTGTCACATGTGGCTATACTTCCTTTGTATGAAACCACCATTACAACGCGTCACATTCTACGTCGACTCTGAATCCTACTTAATCCTTAAATCCATGCTCGCACTTAAGAAGAAGACTGCCTCCGCCTGGATTCGCGAACTTGTAGAGAATTACATCGGCAAGAATCGCTAGTATGCTCACTGGCCAAGCGGTCTACGCCGCCATTAACCAAGTGCGCGTAGAGCACTACGAGAAAGCACTAGCCCCTGACGCATGTTTGGTACGTGAAGCTAACCGTCGCGCTAAGGAAGTCGCACTCAA